GAACGAGAGTTTTTGCCAGCGAACCTGAGAGGCAGGGTGAGCTGGGCCCTACGGGGTTTAATGTCACTGCTGGGGGACTCCCCCAAACCCCCTTCGACAGGGGCCCCTTCGGGGGGAATGTCGACACAGCCCTAACGGGGCGCTTAGGCGCTTTGGGGGGGTTAATCCCTGTGCCCGATGGCGGGTCAGGGGTGGTCGCCTGGGATGACCCAGGCGGTCAGTGCTCGGAAAGGAAGAGCAAATGCCTCAAGAGGGCTTTGCGCAAGCAAGCTAAGGACCCAAATCCTAAGCGAGCGGCGTGGATCTCTCGTGTGATGGCTACTGTTCTTCTGCTTTGCCTGGCTGATTTCCCGTGCGTAAGCGCGGCGCCCAACCACTCGTTCGTAACAGCAACGGGTACCATGGGTTTGATCAGCTGGGAACACCGCTCGGCTAAACCTCTGTTTATGACAGTTCAAAAGGTGCAGCTGGCCGCTAAACCTGTAACTCCGCCAAACGGGCCTCAACCGACAGTAGAGGACCCGTTTGAAGATCTCACTCTCACTCAGAGGGTGGCTTTGAGTTTTCAGCCATATGCGGACGCTTTCCTCAGTTTTATCAAGAGGTTTGCGTACGGTGTTGTCAAAGCTCCTTACACGGCTATTGGCGTGCTGAATTGTCTTTTCAACTCGATTCCCGCCGATTTCGCTCTTTTCACGTTGCTTTTCGTCGTTTGGGCCACCGTTTTGTACGCTTTTATTAGCGTCATGTGTGTGGCCGTCCACTCTGTTTATTCATGGAGGGATTTCGTCGAGAGGGCTTGGTATAACGGCTGCTATAACTTCTTAAGCTTGCCTTTTTCTATCTGGAATTGTCTGGCTTGGAAGAGGTGCGCTGTCAAAGTGCCCAGCTATAAAACCGACGTTACGGCAGTTGTAGATGGTAACAAGGTCACCTTAATGGTGTCCGGGAAACCAGTCAAGACTATCGTTTTGGATGAGCAGCCAGTCAAGGAGATGGCCTTTGCTACGAGTAAGCCTGCCCCTGTTTACAACAAGAACGACCCAAGACTTCGGTCCAGTGTTTGTTTTTATCGCAAGAATGGAGGTTCCTACGACTATTTAGGAGGAGGGACTTACGTTATTGTCAGGGGTAAGCTCGATGGAGAAGCCCGAAGCCTCATCTACGGGTGCTCTCACGTTGCTGACCTAGCGACTCATTTTAGTACCGCCAATTCGCATGGAACTCCACAGCAGAAGTTCGCAGCGTTGCCCGAGCCTTTGATTAGGACTGGGTACGCTAAGGACGATGTTGATCTGGCAATTTACCAGATTACAGCTTCGGATGTTTCCAAGGCTTCAGCCTTAATGTTGCCAAGTCTCCTGCCCGCTAAATACTGCGAGGTCGGGGACACGGTCATCACAAACGGCGATGAGCTTTTTGCTTGCGGATACGGAAACCCAGCAACCAAAGAAGGGGGTTTTTGGAGGACCAATGGTCCTCCGGTCGATTCACCAATCGGCAACCCTTTCATGGCTGGACACAAGTGCAGCACTACCGAAGGGTGGAGCGGCACTGGTCTGTATATATCACGCGGGGGACAATGGTTCCTCGCCGGTATTCACACTGGTTCTCTGGGCGACACTAATACCTTCATCCTTGTTGAAGAGGTCAATGATTATCTGCAAGACCAGTGGGCTGAAAAGGCTCGCGAGGAATTTGCTAAGAAAAGGACTTACGAGACGCCTACCCAGAAGGGCCGCAAATATGGCGGCGACGGAGGGAGGCAAGGAGCCGATGCCAAAGCTACCCGGACTGACAGGGCGATGTATATTGCCGGAACGTCTAACTGGGGTAAGCACGGCGACGGGAAGGAAATTGCCATCACGGCCGAGTCTGAAAGACTCGCTACCGAGACCACTTTCGAGGTTTCGGCTGCTAATGATTTCAAGGTCACGGCGCCACTTCTTGTGACGCCTACTGATTTCGTTCCTACTACTCAAACCGAGGAAAAGAGCAAGTCAGAGTCAACGCCTGTGGTCCCCGTTCCTACTAAGGAAGCTCTCAACCTCGCTGCGGCACAGCTGCAGAAGGAGTTGTTGGAGAAACTGAAGAAGGAAAGCGAGCAGAAAGCTGCTAGTTTCAAAGCTAAGTATGCCGACTGCCAGCCAGTCTTAGAGGGTTTTTCGAGCCCTCCGGTAAGACCGACGGAGGGCCAATCAACGGCAGCTATTTCCACCGGAAAGCAAACTACCAATTTGCCGAACAAAAAGTCGAAGGACGAAATTACCTCATCGGAGGCAACTGCGCAAGCAAGTACGCCAAGAAAGGAAAAAGCTCCCCAGACCCAGCAGTCGTCGAACTCTTCGACTGCATGTTCCCCGGAACCTCAGACAAGTTCACCATGCCCGACCTCGGGGAAGAAGCTTTGTTGCGATCAGTCAGCGACTACCACGACTCAGCAAAAACCCCAGGAATCAGAATGGACGGAGAAGAAGTCAAAGAGTGCTCAGAGAAAATCGCAGATCTGTACGAAGCTGGCGGAGTCAACTGGACTTTCCCTTTCACAACTAGAGATGCTTTCGAATGCGAGTTTGAAGAAGCTTATGCAGAAGCTCAGGCCGGAATCAAGCCAACAAGCGGGCCAGGATATCCCTACCGACTCTTCGGAGACAAAAACCGGAACATCCTCGAAGAGCACCAAGAAGAAATCAAAAAGCTCACCAAAGAGCGAACCGAAAGAATCATCTTCGGAAACGACGACTTCGAAGAGTGCTCAGAAAACCCAGTAAGCTGGCTTTTGTTGGGACTGCGAGATCCCGACAGGCTGTTCCCTAAGGGACAAGCCAACCCTGTGAGGAAACCACTACCCCGCGTCATAGCAGGCGCTTCTCTTGTTGACCAACTAGTCACCAGAATCTTCTTTGGAGATTTCGCTGACCAAGAAGGCCAGGCCTACCCGTTCCTACCTACCAAGAAAGGAATAGGTTTTTCAGATGAGCATGCTGCTAAGATTGGCGAGCAATTCGATACGTTTAACAACGCTTTTGGAAAGCCGCCCGTCGCGTCGGATGTCGCTGGATGGGAGAAGAATTTTTCTGAACCCGTGGCGGAACTCACACGCATCCCCATGAGGAGGACTATGAAGAGCGGCGATGAAAAGCTGTTTAACAGGGCCTTTGATTGGTGGAAGCTTTCGCTTCTGACAAATGTTGCCATCACCGACGGTGGTAAGTTGTTGGTTTTCCTTGACAAAAAGGTCCAGCGCTCTGGCAACCTTCTAACCACGACTTCAAACGGGATAGGAAGGAAGGGTGTCGCTTTCTGTGTAGGCTCTGTAGCTAACACTGCGGGAGACGACTGCCACGAATGGACTGAACTCACGAAGGATGAGCTCATCGCTGCTTACGCAAAAATCGGTGTGCCTGTTCGAGACGTTGAGTGCATGACTAAGGAAAGACTTATCTTCTGCTCCCATTCTTTTCAGAAGGATGGCGACGGCCGGTGGAAATGTTGGTTGAGTGAGTGGGAACGCATGCTGTTTGAAGCATCCCGCTCCAAAGTAATCGACTTCGGTTCGGATCTGAACTGGCTCAAGGAGGTGGTAAACCACCCTGACCAGGAGATGGCCAATCGGTTCATCGATTTTGTCAACGGCAGGAGAGCTTTGCTCAGGGCCGTGGCTGAGCATGACGAAGTCAGCGAAGAGGGGAGCAGCCACCCCTAAAACAAAGGCTGCAATGCTCGTCCTCGAACCAGTGAAGACTATTGGGAAAAAGAAGCGGAAGTCAAAAAGCAAGACTTTGAAGGGAAATTACACTTCGAATTCAATGCAGGCTGGCAACCGTGTCCCTCAGACTCGCATGGATCGTTCAGGAACAGTTGTGACTCACTCAGAGACTTACGGCGTGAACGTTACTGGAACTTCAAGTTTCAGCGTTTTCAGCCAATGGGCTATTCAGCCTGGTATCTCGAGCTACTCAAATGGCTCGCCCCTTGGGCAGTGGTTGCCGCAAATTGGAAACAATTTCGACAACTATGAGATAAAGCATCTTAAGTTTGTTTACAGAGCTTCTTGTTCGACTCTTGAGCCTGGTCTTGTCGCTTTCGGTTTCGAGCCTAATCCGGTCGGCTCTACCCCTGGTAGTTTGCAGGAACTCAGGAACATGAAATCAGTCATGGGCACTGTCCATAATGATCTAAGTTTCGACGTTTCCAACTTTTCCAAGGGTCCTCTTCTAACGAGGAAAGGGGCCGTTGTGGGCTACCCCAATTATGACGCCGGCAAGGTGTTCTTTGCGACCAATGGTTGCACTGATGCCGCCAAGCTGGGCTTCGTGGAGGTTTACTACACTGTGAGGTTTTTCAATCCGCAGTCATCTTTGTCGAACACTATCCCGAATATTGTATATTCGCCAGTTGCTCCGACTCAGAGGTGGACTTACATTCCGTCAGCAGCGGGGACGGTTGACAATCATGCGGTGAACTGTTTCTTCGGTTTCGCCAATCTTCTCAACCTTGCTCCAACAGACCAAGGCGCGCCGCTTTTTCAGCGGGTGGCTCAGTCCATCCCGAATCTTGACAATCAGTTCTTCGGATACAACTTTAAACAGTCGTCCCTTAGTCTCACAGTCTTGAAGTGTCTCGTCGGTGGCCGGTACAGGCTGCGGGTTCAGCTAAATGGTAATTTTCAAGACCTTAAGCTGTTTGCCTGCGCTCCGTACAAGCGCACTGTGCTTGGAACAGGATACGAGCTGGCTACGACCATGGTCAGCGACAGCGTGCTAGGGAGCACTCTCACTGAATGGCAGGTAATCCCTGTCTCTCATAGAGGCTTCACAGGCACGGCAGTCGCGGATCCGGATCCGGCAACGGATTTGGGTCTCAACGGCGAATGGGACATTGTCCTAGACACCGGCGATTTCATCACGCCGGCTCTTGGAGTGAGGACATACAACAGTGTGTCCACCACGACCGCCACGTTTCAATACACGGTTGGTTGCGGCACCTCCTTCGTCGAGATGACCTACCTTGGTCCGGCATCTTAACATCACTAGCACGCCGGTGGTGTTAAAAATTCAGGCGCGCAAAAAGTCGGCTACGGCCGCAGCCCCCCGGGCTCACACACGTTGAGTGTGGAGTGTGGGGGCTAGAGGGGGGACCAGTCACACACGTTGAGTGTGGGCTGGTTTCCCCTTGATGGGTCCTAAAGTGCTACGATAAAGCCGCCCACAATGGTGAAAGACGGGGAAGGAGAACCATAAAACCTGGGTAAGCAGCTACCAACATCAGCGCCGGGGAAGAAAAATCCCCGTTATCAACAGACCAGCAGGGGGCATTCCGCAAAAAGAGAAGGCAAACACAAAAATAAAAAGGAGTGTTCT